TGGTAGTAGTCCGTGTTGCCGAGGACGCTGATCCAAATGTTACTCTGAACAACGTCATCGGTGGGGTGGATAACAACACCGGCCAGTACAAGGGGGTTCATGCCCTGCTCGGTGCCGAGAGTGCCCTGGGCGTGGCCCCGCGCATTCTCATCGCCCCCGGATTTACCAGCAAAGTCACCACCGATGCCGGCGGGACCATCACCGGGGCACCGGTGGTTTCCGAACTGCTGGGCATCGCCGACCGGCTGCGGGCGGTGATCATCGCCGACGGGCCCAACACCAACGATGCCGACGCCATTGCTTACCGCAATCTGTTCGGCAGTCCCCGGGTCTACGTGGTCGATCCCTGGGTCAAGGTGTGGGACACAATAGCCAATGCCGAACGCGTGGAACCCGCCTCCGCCCGGGTGGCCGGGATGATCGCCAAATCGGACAACGAGCGCGGGTTCTGGTGGAGCCCGTCCAACCGCGAGGTTTACGGCATCATCGGCACCGCCCGGCCGGTCGATTTCACCCTGGGTGATGTGAACGCACGTGCCAACTACCTCAACGAAAACGAGGTGGCCACCATCATCCAGAAAAACGGCTACCGCCTGTGGGGCAACCGCACCTGTTCCAGCGATCCCAAGTGGGCTTTCCTCTCGGTGCGCCGTACCGCCGACATGATCAACGAGTCCCTGCTGCGGGCCCATCTGTGGGCAGTGGACCGCAACATCACCAAGACCTACATCGAGGACGTGCTGGAGAGTGTGCGGGCCTACCTGCGCCATCTCAAAGCCCAGGGCGCCATCATTAATGGTGATGTATGGGCCGATCCGGAACTCAACACCCCGGCGGCTATCCAGGCTGGCAAGGTCTATTTCGATTTTGACTTCACCCCGCCGTATCCGGCCGAACACGTCACCTTCCGCTCCCATCTGGTGAACGATTATCTGGTGGAAGTGCTGCCCAAGGCGGCCTAAAGGAGGGTTTGAATCATGATTAAAGACGTTTTGCGCAATCTGAACCTGTTCGTGGATGGCCGCGGCTATGCCGGCCGGGTGGCGGAAGTGGAGCTGCCCAAGCTGACGATCAAGACCAGTGAGTACCGCGCTGGTGGCATGGACATGCCGGTGGAGATCGACATGGGAATGGAGAAGCTGGAGGCCACCATCACCCTGAACAGCTACGACCCGGATGTTCTGGCCGCTTTCGGCCTGGCGCCAGGTAAACACGTACCCCTGACCGTGCGCGGGGCGTTGACCGACGAGGATGGTACGGAAAAGGCCGTAGTCGTCAACTTCCGCGGCCAGATCAAGGAGATCGACAAAGGGACCTGGAAACCAGGCGAGGATGCCACCCTCAAGTTCTCGGTGGCGCTGCGCTACTACAAGCTGGAACACGACGGCCGCCTGATCTACGAAATCGATCCGGAAAACATGATCCGGGTCATCGACGGCGTCGATCAGCTGGCAGCCCGCCGGGCCGCGCTGGGACTATAAGGAGGTGTGTTATGAGGCAGTCGTATCGCGTGCTGAAACCCTTAGTGCATGAAAACCGCACCCTGGCCAAGGGCGATCAGATTGAACTGCACCCGCGTCAGGCCGCCTTTTTGGTCGCCGGCGGGATGATCGAGCCGGTCAAACAGGATAAAGCTAAAGGAGGGTCGAAATGAAAGCACCCAACGTGCCGCTGACTGAGACCATCGATCTGCTGGTACCGGTGGAGGTGGACGGTAAAGTCTACGAGACCCTGACCATGCGCCGGCCCAAGGTGGCTGATCAGCTATTGATGAGCAAGCTCAAGGGCAGTGACGATGAAAAGGAGGTTCGCTTGTTCGCCAACCTTTGCGAGGAATCGCCTGAGGTGATCAAGGCACTGGACCTGGCTGACTACATGCGGCTCCAGGAGACCTATCGCGGTTTTTTGTCCTATCGGAATCGGACGTCAGACGAGCTGTCCTCCTCCTCGCTGCCCGAACCGGCTGGAGCCTGAGCGAGCTTTTGAATCTCGACCTCGAAGAGCTGATGCAATGGCTGGCAGCGCTGCGCGACCTGCAGTCGTCAATTCAATCAGGACAGCGTATGGGATGAGCAGGGCCAGCGCAATGGGCGCTGTCGCCATGGCCGCAGCCACCAGCCATAACCAAAGATTGAGGCCGGCGTCTGTCGTGATCCAAAGCCCGATGCCAAAACAAAGCCAAAGGAATGGCGTCGCGTGCCTCTCGGGATCAAATCCCATAAGCGTGAACCTCTGTGGCGAGTAAGACATTTTCAGTCAGCGTCATCATCGGCGCCGCCCTGGCCAGCACCTACAAACGGGTGATCGGCGAAGGGCGCAAGGGCGTTGCCGAACTGGGCCAAACCATTGCCGAAACCGACAAAAAACTCAAGGCCGCCAGAGCGGTCATCGACTATCGCCAAAAGCTGGAGACGCTGCGAGCCAAGCAGCAACAGCTTGGTCGATCATCCCAGCGGCTTGAGGCGGGCATCGCCGACCTGGAGCAGCGTTATCGGCGGGCCAAGCAAGCTGCCCGGGCCTACGGGCTGTCGATCGGCGACATCGTGCGCGAAGAGCGCCGCCTGGGCCGGGAGCTGGAGCGCAATCGCGCCCGGTTGCAGGCACTGCAGACGCTGGAGCGCAACCGGACCCGCCGCCGTGAACTGCTGGGTAGTGTCGCAGGTGCCGTCGGCGCTGCTTACAGCGCTGCACGCCTGCTCAGCGATTCCATCCAGTTGGAGGACGCTCAGGTTCGCCTGGGCACCGTGATCAACGCCAAGGACACCGCCAAGGCGCTGGCCGAGTCCCGCCGACATGCCCTGGCATTCGCGCGCCGCAACCTGACTTCGGCACCAGAGATAGTCAACATCGAGTATGCCCTGAATTCCGCCGGACTGGAAGCTTCGGCGGCACGGGTCGGCTCGGAGATCGTCGCCAAGGTGGCTACCGTCACCAATGGCGTGCCGGAGCAAGTGGGCGAGGTCATCGCCACCGTGTACAACAACCTAGGCAACACTCTGGAGGGTACGGCTAAGGAGAAACTGGCCCGGATCGGCGACCTTCTGACCAAGACGCAGTTCAAGTTCCAGATCCGCAACTTTGACCAGCTTGGCGAGTCTCTGAAATACGCCGCGCCAGCGTTGTCCCAATTCAACATCGCGCTGGATCAGGGCGTCACGCTGATCGGCGCGCTGAACTCGGCCGGGCTGCAAGGGTCGATGGCCGGTACAGCCCTGAATTCCACCTTGGCTCAGCTGAGCAAAGCAGCAAACGAATTCAACTTCGAAATCGTCCGCACCAAGGACGGCCAGCTGGACCTGATTGCCACCATGGAAAACCTGAGCCAGGCTATCGGCGGGTTCAAGGATTTGGACCAGGAGACCGCCGACGCTCTGCAAAAGGCCTTTGGCATGGAGGGTGTCCGAGCGGTCATCGCCTTCGGCAAGAACCTGGAAAAGCTGAAAGCACAATACCAGGATGTTCGTGAAGGATCGAAAGGCCTGGTCGATAAGTCCTACCAGTCGTTCCTACAGTCCACCTCCGGTCAGCTCAAGATCCTGCGCAACAACTTGCAGGTCCTGGGCGCCGTGATCGGGGGCACGGTGCTGCCGGCGGTCAATGCAATCCTGAAGCCGGTCACCCTGGCAGCCATGGGGCTGGGCAAACTGGTCGAGCAATTTCCAATCCTGGGTCAGGTACTGGGTGGCATTGGTATCGGCGCAGCCGGCTTGTTCACCGCCGCCGTCGGGGTGCGGATGTTTGGCACCGTGGTTTCAGATGCGTTGGTTATCAGCCGCACTTGGCTTGGATTTCTGCCGCGCATAGGGTCGGCGTTGATAACCCTGGGCGTTCGTGTCCTGCCCCTTGTCGCTACCGGCATCCGTGCCATCGGCGTGGCCCTGCTGGCCAACCCGGTCGGAGCTGCGATCGCCGGCCTTGGGCTGGCCGCTACCCTCGTCATCGCCAACTGGGACAAGGTCAAAGCGTTTTTCCAGACCATCTGGGACCAGGTCAAACCGATCTGGAACGCCTTTGCTGAATGGGTCGGAAAATGGTGGCAGCTGGTTACCGCCCCGTTCCGCGCTATCGGCTCCCTGGTCGGCGGGGCCATCAAAGCAGTCAAAGCGGTATTTGGCGGACAAGAAACCCCACCCAGGCCAGCGCCCGTTTTTCTATATTTATCTTAAGTATTTCATCTTTATTGGAATAACCCAACATTTTATAAAAAGCATTATTACAGTCCAATATTTTTCCGTCTAACGTTGTAACATAAACCCC